ATCACGAGCAGAGGAATACTATGACGAAGGAGATACAAGTGCTTGTGGTACTATCTCTTTTCTTTTATGGGGTGGTTTAGCTGGTAAGAGATGGGCAGGAAGCAAGTTAAAACAGCTCGGTTTATTATAGTTGTAAACATTTTTTGTTGGTAATTAACTAGAAAGTTGTATATTAGAGTATTGGCAATAATGCTAATGCTTAAAAGTCCAACTATAATGAATACCAAAATCAAAAGTTTATTACAAAATATTTTTGACTTACCTGAAGGAGATCGCAAGAAGGTAATATCTGCTTTACTTTTTACTGAGTTAACTCAAAAGCACAATGATAAGCAAGCAGAAAAAAGATACAATTACATTATTGATAAATTATCCTAAATGAAAAAACCAACTACACTAGAAGATTACAAAGCTTACGCTTTTGGCTTCACACTTATAACAGCATTTTGTTTGTTCCCATTTGCAGGAACTGCATTACTTAAATACCTCTTTGGATTATGATACGACTAGAGGTAGCATACACAGAACAAGTAGGCCGCTTTTGGAGAGGTACTCTCACAATTGATGGCGAAAAAGCAGAAACTTTTAACTGGTTGCATGAGGTCAATGATTTCATAAAACAAGAAGGATCAAATGTTGAATTCCCACAAGGGACAGATGAAGCAAACATTTATGAGATACAAAAGAAAGTTACTGATCAAGTAGGCTTTTTAGTTATTGCTCACGATGTAATGGACATATCATGATAAAATTATTAAACGGAGACACTTGGGATAGAGAAGCTCTAATAGAAAAAATGTACGATGACGAATTTTATTATGGTCATCTAGGAAAAACAGCAATGAGTTCCTCAAGTATTAAACTATTAAATCAAAGTCCTAAAGCCTACAAATTTGTAACACAATATGGTCAACAAAAAAGTTCTCCAGCTTTAGAGATAGGCAATTTTATTCATACGATGGTTTTAGAGCCTCATCTAATAGAAGAGAGGTTTCATGTCGTAGATGTACAAAGCAGAGCTTCTAAGGCATACAAGGAAGCAAAAGCAAAATCAAATAAAATCGTATTAACAGCCAAAGAACATGATTCAAATATGAGAATCGTAGATGCTGTATTAAGGAATGAGCACGTTCTTTCAATGATAGGAGGTTGTGAGTTTGAAGTTCCAGCGATAGATATGTTAGAGGGTTATGCTTTCAGAGGAAAGGCTGACATATATGATGCCAAACATAATTTCATCGCAGACTTAAAGACTACTCAAGACATAAATAAATTTGAATGGTCAGCAGAGTCCTATGGTTACGATGTACAGGCATTTATCTATACTGAGCTTTTTAATGTTCCTGTCTCAAACTTTTACTTTATAGCAGTAGATAAGGGATCGCTAGATATTGGAATTATAGGAATGGAGCAATCATTTATAAATAAGGGCTATAAAAAACTAAAAGAAGGACTTGACTTATACAAAAAATTCTTTATAGAACACAACGACATTGATTCATACACTTTAAGATCAACTCTAAAATGAGACAAGACTTCATCAGAATTGCAATGGCCCAGTTAAAAGAGAAATACAAATACAAACCTCAGAGATTAGCAAGGGCAGCTTTTATGTATCGTAAATGGATTGAGCGAAAAGCTAATAAATGAAAAAACACACTAAGCTCTATCTAAAAGAAATGGGCTATGATACTACTGACTTTATCCCTTGCGAGTATTGCGGAAGCCAAGCAGTAGACATTCACCACATAAAATCAAGAGGCATGGGAGGTAGTAAGTTACCTGACACGATAGAAAACCTCATGGCCCTGTGTAGAAATTGTCATTATATTTACGGAGACAAGACAGAATACAAAGAGTGGCTGCAAGAGATTCACAATAAAAAGTTACTTAATAGACTATGACTCAAAAAATTGACATTAGCAAAGTTTTATCAAATACAAACAATCCAAGAATTATAAAGGATTACAAGTTTAAACAACTTGTAAAAAGCATTAAGGAGTTTCCTGAAATGATGGAGAAACGCCCAATTGTTGTAGATGAGGGAATGGTAGTCTTAGGTGGAAATATGCGCTTAAAGGCTTGTAAAGAGGCTGGTCTTAAATATATTTGGATTGATGTAGTAGATGACTGGTCAGATCATCAAAAAGAACAATTCATAATCAAAGACAACGTAGGTTTTGGTGAATGGGACTGGGAGATATTAGCTAATGAATGGAATCCTGAAGAATTAAAAGAATGGGGACTGGAGGGTTTTCCTTTTGAAGAGGAGGTTTTAGAGGCAGAAGAAGATAACTACGAAGCACCAACCGACATCCAAACCAAAATACAACTTGGCGATTTAATAACCATAGGAGAACATCGATTACTATGTGGAGACTCAACGGATAGTGATCAGGTGGCAAAGCTAATGAATGCAGAGAAGGCAGATATGGTATTTACCGATCCTCCTTATGGAATGAATGCAGTTTCAAAAAGCGGTGTTTTAAGTAAAAATTATAATTCAGACATACTTGGTGATGATAATACAGATGCCGCAAAAGATTCATTTAATTTAATTTATTCTTTATTCCCAAAAGCAATTCATATTTGGTGGGGTGCAAATTATTATTCAAGTTGCTTACCTGATTCAGAGTGTTGGATTGTTTGGGATAAAAATAATGGGCAAAGCGATCAAACAGATTGTGAACTTGCTTGGTCAAACGCAAGAAGTGTAGTTAGGCAATATACAAAAGCATCTGAAAAAATAAATAGAGTTCATCCGACTCAAAAACCTGTTGATTTAATATCTTGGTCAGTAAATAAATTTTGTGATAAATCAAATCTTATATCTGACTTTTTTTTAGGTAGTGGCTCAACAATGGTAGCGGCACATCAACTCAAAAGAAAATGTTACGGAATGGAACTTGATCCGAAGTATTGTCAAGTCATAATAGACAGAATGCTAAAGTTAGATTCTTCATTAATTGTTGAAGTAAATGGCAAAAAGTATGAACAAAACTGAACAACATAAAAAAGCAATAATAGAGGCGTTAGAAAAATCTTTGGGCGTTGTTACAACAGCTTGTAAGAATGTCGGCATAGGCAGAACTCAATTCTATAACTGGTTAAAAGATGATAAGATATTTGCACAGGATGTTGATGAGATAAAAAACATAGCCTTAGACTTTGCAGAGAGTCAACTCCATAGACAAATTGGAGAAGGATCAACAGCCGCAACGATATTCTATCTTAAAACCAAAGGCAAGCAAAGGGGTTATGTAGAAAGGCAAGAGATACACCAAATGACCGACAATCTGTTTGAGGTTGAAATATTAGGCGGTGAAGATTCAGACGAATAAAGTATACAGCCACCTCCTAAAATCTAACAAGAAAATTATTGTTGAACAGGGTGGAACTAGGTCAGGCAAAACCTATAACATTTTGATATGGATAATATTATGCTATTCGACAAGCGTAAAAGGTAGAATTATTACAATCTGTCGCAAGTCATTTCCATCTCTTAGAGCTTCAGTAATGCGTGATTTTTTTGAAATACTAAGAAATAATGGTGCATACTTTGAGGAGCTTCACAATAAATCAAATCATGAATACAATTTAAATGGAAACATTGTTGAGTTTATTTCATTAGATCAACCTCAAAAGATTAGGGGGCGAAAAAGAAGCCTATTGTATTTGAACGAAGCAAATGAGCTTTTTTACGAAGACTGGCAACAGTTAATTTTTAGAACTGATGGTAGGATAATTTTAGACTACAACCCTTCTGATTCTTTCCATTGGATTTATGACAAGGTAATCCCTCGTGATGATTGCGACTTTTTTCAAACAACCTACAAAGACAACCCTTTCTTGGATGATACTATAAAGATGGAAATAGAAAGGCTACAAGGTACAGATGATGATTACTGGCGTATTTATGGTTTAGGTGAAAGGGGTGCAAGTAGGGCAACAATATTTCAGTTTAGTATTGCAGATGATCCAAAAGGTAAGCTGGTTTCCTTTGGCTTAGATTTCGGATTTACGAATGATCCAACTTCACTTGTTCAGGTTTACAAAGATG